ATATGTTGATTCCGACTTTGTGTAATTTGATTAATCCAGTTTGTAAGTGAGTCGCGTTCTTCCACACCAACTACGTACTCGGTCGAGTTCTGATCTACATCATTACTCCCGAGCTCTCCCCAAGTAACTTAGCTGTAAGCGGTTACCGAAGGGATCGCCGTGTGTTAACTTTTCGATCTATCCCTACGCATCTGTGGCCTCTGCAGTGAGTTCATTTCCGCCCGGTAATCAGCCGGTACCTACTCTTACATCATCACTGCCTTACACCGCGCTACAGTTTATTCAGGTCATGTCGAGGACCGCCAGTTTTCCATTCCCTTGTGCCTACCAATTCATCAACGCATTGATGTACGGGTCCCATCGCCAATTCGGATCGGCTTTGAAACCCGGGTCGACTGCCGGTAGTTGGTAGTGATCGGCCAGTGAAGGTGTGTACACTTGTCCTTCGACGTCCCACTCAACGTGGTATCGTGAAGTTTCAGGCGTCACAAATTCTACTGCCGGTCGGGACTTCCCCCTGCCCACCAACATCAGTGCCCGTTCAAACATCTCCTTCCAGTCACATAACGGATGCACCTTCTCCACCGGATAGGCCAGAAGCTTCTCCCATTGTTCGTCCCGTTCCGGAACGTCACAATCCTCGAAGTCCTTCAGGTCTAAGGTCGCCCAAATGGCCTTCCCGGGCTGGAACGGTGTCTCAGAGACCACCGAACCATACTGTACCATCAAATCTTTCAGCAACTCACTGTAGTGCGTACCTTTTGACGCAACTTTCAGCTTGAAGTCAGTTAGGACCACGCGTGTCATCACCTCGTAGTCGTAGTCGTCCAGCTCACCGGGCATCCCCAGTCCACCAAACTCGGCCGGCGCGTGTCTCGGCTGGTAGGCGGAGATGTCGTTGAGGAGCTCAAAGTCCTTTGCGAGCTTCTCCAACATATCTCCTTGCCAGCCACACGTGCTGAAGCCGAGGGCGACGCGCTTCCACTTCTGCGCGAGCGTACCCCCCCATTCACCAACTGCATCATCGTCACCTTCCGATTTGTCGCCGGACCTCTTCAGCCCCAGCAAAAGGCCGGTGTTCACGTACGGAATATAATCATCGCCGAATTCATCCAAATGTGTTCGCCCATAGTGTGTGTCATACATCACTGAGTTAATCACATAGAAGTCCTTCGACACGTACG